GGCCTTGCTGAGTCGGCCACGATTGGCCACTTCTCGGCTTCTGGCACCTGCATGAACAGCTCAGGCGTGTTGACGATCTCGCAGCCGACCATGTAGGCCTCGTAATCGATGTACAGTGTGCGGCCAACAATGTGGCAGCGCACCAGCGTGGTCGGGTCGACTGCGAATCCCCAGTCAGCACCGAGCCTGTGGATTGCGTCTGGTGGTGCCTCGAAGTCCTCGACGCGCCAGTTCTTGAACACCCTGGTGTTGCTGTTTGTGAGGTAGCTTCCCATCCAGACATGCTGGTATTTGTCTGGGTCGCGCCTCTTGTCGTATTCCATCTCATCGCGCAGGACTTGTGGAAACCAAGGGTTGTCTGTGAAGTTGACCTTCAGGACTAGCGCATCCTTTGGCGGTGTCGGACCGCGCAGCAGAAAGTCGACAGGGTCGTTCTGCTGGCGCGGGTTCCATGTAAACCACAGCTCGGAGTCTGGCTTTCGAATGGTTGGCCGCAGCAGATCAAGGCTGGTCTGGCTCAGGCTTTGAGCCTCCTCCACCCAAGCGCAGTCATAACCTTCGAGCGACTTGATCGAGTCGGCTGTGTGGTTTTGCATGCCTTGGAAGATGATCATGCCATCGCCCTTCTTGGACTTGATCACGGCCTCCTGCACCTCGAAGTATGCGCCAGCGTTCATTTGCTCGATCTTGGTTTCGAGCAGGCGCTTGACGGACTGGTTGAGCGACTTCTGGATTTCACGCACGCAGACGCTTCTGCGCTTCTGGTCCATGATGTGGGCCTCGATCATCAGCTCGGCAAACATGTGGGACTTGCCAGAGCCTCGGCCACCCCAAGCGCCTTTGTATCGGCTTGGCTCCAGCAGTGGCACTGCCCACTCGGGGGTTGGAAGTTGCAGGACTTTACCCATTCTTGACGATCACTCGCTCGATCTTGGCAAACTCCAGAGGCGCACCGTCTGCGCCAGTCAGCTCATGCTTCTGGGTTTCGGCCCAGCGCATTTGCGTCTTGCTCCACCAGATGGCTGCGGTCGTGTCGCCTGCCATGACCTTCTGGAATAGGGTTTTCCCTACCTGTCCGTTAGCCTTTGCTTTTCCTGACACCAGTTCGGTTGCGAAGTGCTTTCGCAGGGTGTCGACGCTGATTCCATCACGCACCAGCACCGCGATCTGGTCAATCGGGAGGCCGTATCCGCTAAGAGCTTCAACCTGTTTTCGCTCGGCATCGGTCGGCTCAAACTCTGGTCGGCCAGCGCCTGGCATTGCACCGCCAGTGCCTGGTCGAGCACCTCCATGCTTTTTTGGCATAGGTTTTTCTTCAAGTTTTGGTTTTTTCGTTGCCATTTTTTACCTCCGCGAAAGGTTTTCCGGTTTCTGCGTGTGTTGCGATTTTGCCAGTGAAGTCCTGCCAGCGCTTGACGATCACATCGACAAACTTCGGGTCCAGCTCCATCAGGCGTGCTTTTCGGTTTGCTTTTTGGCAGGCAATCAGCGTGCTTCCGCTGCCACCGAATAGGTCGAGGACGATCCAGCCATCCATGCTTGACCATTCCACCATGCGTTGAACTAGGCTGACTGGCTTCATGGTTGGGTGCAGATCGCTCTTGGTTGGCCGATCGTGGCGCACGATGGTGGTTGGCATTTGCTCTTTGATCTGCTTGAGCATGGCCACCAGCTCGTCTTTTTTCATCTTGTCGATGTCCAGATCGTCATCGATCACCGTTGTCAGTGTGAAGTCGCCACAGAAGTGGTGGCCTTTGCCTTCTTTCCATCCATACAGGATTGGCTCGTGTTTCCAGTTGAAGTCTTGGCGCGAGAGCGTTCCGCTTTGCTTCACCCAGATCAGGACTTCTGAGAGTTTCAGGCCTGCTTCAACCAGGCAGTCTGAGAAGGCTGCGCGTTCGGATTCACCGTGGGCCACGTAGATCACCGCGCCTTCGCGCATGTTCTCGAAGTACCTGGCATAGACCGCTTGCAAAAACTTTCTGAATTCTGACTTGCTCATGTCGTCATTCATGATCTTGCCTGCTTTGCCATCGACCGCCACGTTGTAGGGTGGATCGGTCCAGACGAGGTCGGCTTTGTCACCATCCATGAGCTTGGCCAGATCATCGGCCTGCGTGCTGTCACCGCACATGAGTCGATGTTCACCCAGCAACCAGACATCACCGCGCTGGCTTTTTGGTTGCTCTAGGATGCTTGGGACTTCGTCTTCGTCAGTGTGGCCTTCGGTCGGTTCTGGCGCCATAAGTGAGGCGAGCTCATCTTTGCTGAATCCTGTGAGCTCCAGATCAAAGCCAAGGCCTTGCAGGTCTGCCAGTTCTAGTCCAAGCATTTGGTCGTTCCATCCTGCGTTCAGCGCCAGCTTGTTGTCGGCAATGACGTAGGCTTTCTTTTGTGCTTCGGTCAGGTGATCGAGTCGGATGCATGGGACTGTGTCCAGCTTCATGCTCTTTGCTGCCATCACTCGACCGTGGCCGGCAATGATTCCACCATCACCATCAACCAGCACCGGATTGGTGAATCCGAATTCTTTGATTGATGCAGCGATCTGGGCCACTTGAGCATCCGAGTGCGTTCGGCTGTTGCGAGCGTATGGGATGAGTTTGTCGATCGACACGTGTTCGATCTTGGTTTTTGAATCGTGTGATTTTGTGGTCATGCTGCATTGTCCTTCATGTTTTCGATTCGCGCCAGTTTCATGGCATCTTTTAAATCCATCCTGAGTTGCTCATTTGCGGCCTGTTCATCTTGAAGCCTGATGTAGACCTCGGTTGCAAACTTGGCCAGCGTGTCATGCTGCCATGTTGTGAAGTTTGGAGTTTCTCGTTTGTTGTTCATGTTAGTACTTGCTCACCTTTATGTGGATAACTTTTCTCTGGAAACCTGCCGCATCGATGCCCCCCTGTCCCCCTCACCCTAAAGGGTGTGAGGGGAGGGGAGGGGGCTTTTCGAGCGTTTTGCCCCCTAACCCTGATTTGCCCCCTAGGGGGATTCAGGGGGCTAGGGGGATTCATTCTTGGCCACCTTTTCGCATCATCATGGCACTCGATTGCACATCGTCGATCACCAACCAGCCGTGTTCAAGTGGGCTGATGATCTCGGACAAGATGAGTGCACCGATTAGTTTTTCTGGGTAGGCCGCGCTCAGATCGTTCTCGATCGTGCGTGGTTTACGTCCATCGGCTGCCAGCTTGTCTTTGAGTGCCGATCTGCTGATATAGGGTAAACCCTCGCGTATTTCAGCGCCTGTGCCCCACCATGCGTTCTCGAATGTTTTGCGGTGTGCGTCCAGTTTCGACTCTTTTTTCGGGGCTGTTGGTGCTTCAACTTGGACGATCACAGCGCTTGTGACCTGCTGGTTGTCTTCATCGCGCCAGCCTGGGATGGCCACTTGTTGCAGCTCGACGTGGATGGTCTCAGCCAGTTCTGCGTCTTTGGACTTGCGCTGCACGATCTGCATGGGCACGCCTTCTTTGCCTGGCACGATGCTGATCTCGATGTCTAGAGCACCTCGCCATGCGCTTGAGCCTCGCGCCCTGTGCTGGGCTTCGTCTGACACGCCTGTGTGATGCACCAAGATCACCGAGCAGTTGAATTCCTGCATGAGTGCGTTGCATGCGTCCAGCATGGTCTTGGCATCTTGGGCGCTGTTCTCGTCGCCTGACAGGAATCGATGCAGGGTGTCGACCACGATCACGCTGGGTCTGTCTTTCAGCATCCTGACTTGCTCGACCACTTTGAGGTAGCCGGTCGGAGTGTTAAGGTCGCAGCCATCTTTGGACAGCCACATGGCCAGTTTGCCTGCTTTGTGGTGGTGCTTCCAAGCTGCCACCCTGCCGCGCAGACCGTGGTGGCCTTCGCCTGCTAGATAGACCACGTTGCCTTGGCGCACTTTGTGTCCTGCCCAGTCTTCTGTTCCGCTGGCCATGCGCAGGCACCAGTCGAGCACCACAAATGTCTTGCCGCCACCGCTTGGGCCGTGGACCATCACTAGGGCTTGGGATTGAATCCACCGCTTGACCAGCCAGCTGATGGGGCTGGGTTGAGCGCAGAAGTCGTCGGCTGGAATGAGCCAGTCGTCTTTGATTGGCATCAGTAAGCCTGCCAGATCGTGGCCAGCCTGTGCATAATCGTTGGCATCACCGAGGATCGGAGGCATAACCATGCGTGCGCCATATTTGGCACTGGCCTGCTCTGCGTAGCGTTGGCCGACACCGCTTTGGTCATGGTCTGC